TACATCTGAGTAGCACGTTAAATTAAACATCTTTAAAATACCACTAAAGAACTCTTCGATAGTCATCTCTGGCATATACTGAGCCAAGTCCATCGTAGTCGTAGTCGTTTGCGTAGTGCTTTGAGTTACCGTCAAGTCGCTTACTTTAGTGTAAGTGCCTCCAATTAGTGTACCAGTCTCATAGTAATAAACAGAAGTAAACGAAATCGCTGCTTTAGATGCAATGTAGAACGTGTAAGCTCCCGAATCTCCTAAAGGCACTTCTAAGTACATAGGAGTAATCTGAGTTAAATAGCTTTGCGTATTAACTACTACACCATCTTTATACACGTAGAAGAAAAACTCTTGTTTATCTTGTCCAATACTAGGTACGCTAAACGTAATAGTAATGTTAGATTTAAACTGATACTCGGGTAAAGTAGGCTTTACATAGTTAAGCGTATCGCTAAATACGTTAAATATACCTTGCGAGCCTGTAGTAGAAGTATTCGTTTGAAAGTTTAGCTTATTAGCTACTGTTTTTAACTCAAATGCTTCACTATTCTTTAGCCATAAAAAAGCCCTAGTAAAACGAGTGTCATTTAAGAAGTCTCCTTGAAATGTAACACCTAAGCTAGAAGCTATCGAATCAAATACACGCTTTACTCGAATCGCTGGGAATAAATCACTATAATAAATAGGATGAGAATTTTTCTTAATATCCCAGTTGTCCTTAGTCGTTCCGTTTGTGTTATAAGTCCAAACGTTAAGAGATGATATTAATGGAAACATTACATCGTTACCCGCACCACCGATAACTCGGTTTTTTACTACCGTTCCGGTATAGCTAAAATTATACGCACTTAGATTTAAGTCTTTTAAGAACTTGCCTCCGAAAGTATCCTTTAGAGAAACCAAAGCACCGAAGAAAGTGATTTGATAGTTATCTATTTGCCCATTCTTAAAGCTTGCCTTTTCTAGTTGCACTTTACCCTTACGAAATGAAGCATAGTCTAGCTCTATGTACGCATTCTTTCGTGTTCTAGCATCGAAACCATTGTCTAATGAATTCTCATACCAATGCTTAAAAATTCGGTTGTTATATGGAGTCGCAGGAATAGTAAAAGACTGGCTAAAATCCGTAAAGACTTTAGATATATCGTTTACGTTTTGAACGCTTGAAGTAACGCTAATAGTTTCATCCGAAAAGAGTTCTACCCTTTGAGGCTCTCCACTAATATCGTCATAAATATAAAGAAGTACGTTAATCATTAAACTACGTTGTTAATAAGGTTAAACGCATAATCAAACTGAATCTCGTAATTAATGTTTCTATCTCGTAAGCTAGTCTTTAAATCGGTAGCCGTAGTTTTTACTTCTACCGGCACTCCATCTAAAAGAATCGTCTCGGCAAGAAGTAAGTCTTGAATCAATTCATTATAATTCTCAGGAATCCAACCCGTATTTAATGAAGTGCTTTGGTTTCCGTTTATATTAAAAGATTTTGTTTCAGCTCTATTAACGTTGTAATCTACCGCATCTGGCAATAACTTAAACGTAGTTCCCATAGTTTGAATGCTATTCGTTTGTGCCTTGAAGAATGTCAAAAATTGCCATCCTCCAAAACGATTAATAAACTGGCATACGATAGGATTATACTTAGGCTCGCAAATAGGCATTACGTTAATTGTAACGCTTTTGTCTACATATTCTCCTGTAGGTTTCCAATTAATGGTACAAGTGTTACCCTTATCGTACTTAATTGAAGACGTTCTTAAAGGCACTTTGTAAAGCTTAGCTCCATCTCTAGTAATAGTGTTTACTACTTCGTTACGACCTCTTAAATCTTTGTAGGATACGGTAAGCGTAGCGGGGCTAGAATTATCTGCCCAAACATTAACGTAAGGATAATCCGTAATTCCTTCTTCGTAGCGATACTCTAAGCTAGTGTTTGCTAGTACAAGAATATCATCGGTCGAGCCTGATTGGTTATAACCACCTGAGTAGTTTGTATAACCACCAGTTGCATAGTAAGTAGTCGTATCTAATAGCGTGTATGTTCCTAGAGTGGCTTCTTTATAACGCTTAACTTCTACTAACGCAAGCATTGAGTCCGTATTGTCGCTAGGTGTAATCGCCTCAATATACTCCTTTACGTAAGGTGCAATATTATAGACGTTCTTTCTATTTGTTGTAGAAGCAATAGACTTAGTAAAAGTATAGGTATCCTCATCGGGTCTCGTATTCGGATTATTCCAAATACGTAACACAATCCTTGAGCCTAACTGGCTTGTCTCGTTTACCTCAATAAAGTAAGGACTTCTAGCGTAGATTATCATTTTCTATTTTCTAATTTATAACTCACAAGCGTGTCTATATCCGCTTTAAATGCTTTAATTAACTCCTTGCCTAAATACCTATCCTTTGCAACCTCGAAAGGCTTGGTAAAGAATAAGCTAGGACGTATCCCAGTTTGGTAAATACTTCTAGTAATAATGAAAGCCGTAGATTGATAGCTCAAAAACTTACCGCTCTTTTTATCTCTAAATTGTATTCCTTTAAGCCTAACCCATTTGTCTATTCCTTCGGTTAATCCTCCCTCTCTGCCTTTACCGCTACCAAACTTAAACGGACTATTAGGAGCTTTAGCACTCTTTGACTTACCTCTAACACCTTGGTCTTGGTAAGCTCCGTAGTCTTCCATAGAAAAGTTAATTAAGGAGTAATTATCTTCCTTTACCACCTCGCTACTAATGCTATTATAAAGCTTGCTAGAGACGTTCTTCCCGCCCTTAGTTAGGTTGCTTCGTGATTGTTGAATAACGTAGCTCCTAAACTTTTTTATCAAATCGTCTACGTTCTTTAATTCCATTTAGCAAAGAGTCATATCGTTAGGAGTCATAACGTCAAACGTTAGTGTCCATCCAGCTACCTTGTTTTCAAATCTATCGGTAAACGGCTCAGCGTTTGGAGCGGATTCTACTTGCACTAAATTAGCAAATAAAGTACCTCTCATTAAATCGCTAGACAAGCGAGAAGCTAAAGCTAGTTGCGTGTTTAATACGTCTTGCTCATTATCGTTACCTTCCCATACATCCGTAACCTTTTCTTTACTCTCGTCTACCAAATCCATAAATAGGATTGAGATATTTAAAGACGTAGCATTTTCTCCTAGCTGAGCATTGTTTACAATGATATGAGACAAAGGAAAAATCGTTTGTTTGTTCAAGTCTACTTTAAAGATATCACCAATAGTTACCGTATTAATAAAATCGGTATTCTTTAGATAATCCTTTAAGGTATTTACTACGTAATAGTATCCGTTCATTATTTTTGATTTTTAATCATTCTCATTTCTAAATTGTTCTTTTGCTTTTCAAAGGTTAAGAACGTTAAGCATTGATGTAGGGGAAGTTTTGATATTTCATCAAATCGTCTAACATCTCCTTGAGCGAGAGCATAGATAGAGCTATACCATCCCCATCTTTTCCCAAATTGTGCTTGTTCACTATATCCATTATCTTCGGATTCCCCTCCAAATAGGTCAGCGTACTTTTCAGCAATTCGTTGCCTAAATGATAAAAAAAAACCACCGCTCCAAGAACTACATCTAAAGGCGCATGTTTCATTACATCGGAATAAGTTAGAGAACCTTTGTACTCCTCTATCTGGTATCTATCCCCCATCTTATTAGTAATCGGTCTAAATAACACCGCCATAGCTTTGTGCATCTCATCCCAATCGGTAATATAGGTGTCTAAATCAACATACTCGCCTTGAGTCATATCGTCTAGGTTTGGAATAAATCCGAACTCCGCTCCACCTAATTTAAAGCGTGGAATAAACTTATGATTTATGTTAAATAACGTACCAAGACTGTTAGTAATTTCGTTTACGTCCTTACGTTTAATGCTTGCTACGTCCTTCAAATCAATTCCACAAAAAATCTGCACCATCTTTTGATGCAAAAACTCGCTTTCTTCATTTTCCTTAGCAATCTTTAGAAATTTTTGGTACTGAAATAGCTTAATTTCTTTTAGTTGCGTAGGAATATTTAATTCTAGCTTCATAATGTATAAACGTTATTTGTTGTTTTTTGTATTAGTAGACAAAATACTTTCCACTATTGGGATTTGAAAGTTGATAGAAGACGTTGTAACGTATGGCATCGATGGCATGGTTAAAGTTATCGACCACAAGCCCAGACTTTTTATCGGAGTAGATGTAGTTATTAAGTTCTTTTCCAATGTTTTGTGAGTTAGGTTCTATGATTAATTCGTAATCTTGCATAAGTGCTAGTCCAGCGGTAATACTTCCCGCTCCCTTCTCGGTTGCTATAATGTTGCACCCTTGAGATTGAAGCTCAGCAATAAGTCTAGGCTCTGCACTATCCGCAACTATTAAACCCTTACCACAAACTCGCTTGTTAATTTGACCTATTTCGCTAGTCGTTAGCTTAGGTTTATACAAATGCTCCTTAATGTAGATGCACTTCTTGTTTTTATCTATGGCTACCTCTACTAGCGTAGTCGGGTCTATTGAGAATCCAAAGTCTTGACCAAATGAGGTTTGTAAATTATCAGGATTAAAGTCTCCAAATCTCCAATTTATAAATACAACACCTTCGGCTTTGTCTAACCACCCTCCTAAAATCGTATGCTCGTACTTGCGTTTATTAGTCTTCTCTAATAGCTCAATTTGATTAAGGAACGATTCGCTTAGGTACTCAATATTATCCTTATACGTGGTATGTATGTAAGTCGTATCGCCTTTACATAGTGAGCTACCTTCTTGAACTCCTTTCTCTTCAAAGAATCGGTTATAGATAAAATGCTCTTTTGTAGTAGGGTTTAAAATAAGGATAACTCGGTTTTGCCTTTGGCTATTACGAATCGAGAAGTCAATCTTATCGAATACGTCCTCATCTACTAATTCCTCCGCCTCGTCAAGGACGAACGTAGTCACACCCGATAAAGACTTTAAGTTAGCGGTTTGAGTTCCGCTAGATGTCTTAATTCCCTTAAATAAAATCTTTGAATTTGTACGAGTATTTATAATCTCGTCTTTAGTAATGTAGAAGTCCGCCTCTAATCCCGCCATCTCAATCTTTTCTACAAACTCAGGTATAATTGACACGTGAGCCGAGACTAAGGTATAACGAGTAAATAGTATTACGTGTCCTACTTCGTACGTTAGAAGCAAAAGAAAGGAGTTTAAGGCAAATGATTTACCAGAACCCCTTCCTCCAGTAATTACAAAGTAACGAGAATCGCTTTCAAATAGCGGAACGTATTTACTATTTAGCTCTATCACTTAAATTTTACAATGTCTTTTATATCAAAGTCATTAATCGTATGCGTATTGTTTTGGTCTACCACTTGCTTAGGCATACCGTATTGGTATTGAAAGAATAGCTTAACCGCCCAGTCCTTGTGGTCTTCTAGTGCTTGTGCTAATACCGCAAATGCTTTAGGTTCTAATGGGGTAAGCTTCTCTACTAAAGATTGCTCTTCTGCTTTAGATTTGCGACCTGCACCCTCTCTAGCTCCTCCTCTTCTATCTATCTTTTCCATATAATAATTTAATATTCCTTAACAATCGTCTCTATTTTTTCCGTTAGCCAAAAGTTTACAAATGATTCTGCTTTTTCTAGTGTTGCATGTTGACCTGAAATTGAATTCCACTTTACTTCTATGTGACCAGTCCATTTGTTTTTTATTATATTGGCTTCTTCAACTATATAATAAATTTCAAATATAGTTTCTGGAATAAAATCAGCCTTTGCCTCGGTGTTTTTACTAAGAATTGGATTTTTAATCTCTTTTATTCTATATCGTGCCATTATTTCTCTTCTTCAAATACGTTGTAAACTTGTCTAATTTGTGAAATGTAATCTCGCCAGCATGAGGGGCAATTTGAAGACTCAAGCTTAATACCAAAAATTCTCTCGTATATGTCCATTAAATCCCATTGAACCTTAGGTACGATTTGATTCTGAGGCTTAGAGAAAAACTCTTTTAAGTATTCGTAATCCTCTTGAATTAAACATTTAGGCTTTCGATAAGACCAAAGCTTGTTTAGCTTCTCCTTTCGTTCATCACATCCACAATCCCAATCTAAGGCTTTAGAAAGCAACTCTACACCTTTCTTGATTCCGGTAACTGTTGTAAATGCTTCGATGGTATCTCCCAACCCTTTAGCGTTCTCAAACGTAGCCTCTTGTTTTGGCTCTACAATAATTCTTCTTTTAATTGGTCTTTTTGCCATTCTATTAAACGTTTTTGACATTTCTTAATAGTGTAATATACACTCATAAAAGCTATACCTGTTTCTCTTGATAATTTTCTAATTGATATTTTGTTATTAACCCAAGTCATAAAGAGCTTCTTATCGTACCAGTCCCAAGTTTCTATAAACTCTAGGTATGGTTGGGCTCTTTCGCTTGTTAATTCGTTGCTATCGTCTTCTTGTAAGTTATACTCTACGTCCTTTGTAATCTCGACCTTAATAACCTTCTTAGAGTGTAAGTCCATTGTAAGACTCCTAAGCGTGTAGTAGAAGTAAGCTTCATTTACCTCCTTGTTAAGCTTTATTACTTTAATGTAAGCCTCTTGTACAACATCCTCAGCGTAATTCACTTCTCCAAACTTTTTAACCATTGAGACCCAATGCTTGTGCCTCGAGAAGATATGCTCCATTAAAGTAGATAAATGTTTTCGGCTACCAATTTCCAATAAATTTTATCGTCAATCTTAGGCTTTGTTTCCCCTATTAACTCGCATATATAAAGCGCAAGCTCTTTAGCTAGACTCTTATTACCGGTAAAGTAAAAAGCGTTGTTTAAAATCGATTTAGCTCTTTCGTCTGGTTTCATCGCTTCTTTGATTCTTGAACTATCATATAGCTCATATAAATAATAAAAGCTATCTCGGCGATTCCTACCCAAATAGCTTGTAAGATTAATCTATCCATTGAATTTCTTTAGCTCGTGATTAAGATACCAGATAGCTTTCTCCAGGTCTTGTTTCTTATTTCCTTTCTTATCCGCTCTTAAAATGTACTTGATTGCGTTACCTAATGAGAAGTTCAAGTCAAAAGCTTCAATAATATCTATTACTTCGATTCCGTTCCCTTGATAGTGCTTTGGATGATTAACTAAACTAAGTTTTTCGTGAGGTTCTACGTAGTTCATAT